ATAGGCTGGTCATCATAGAACACGGCCCAAATGCCACTAGCCTCTACGATCTGGTCGCATTTGTATGTGGCTTTATCCACATGTTCTAAAATAATTTTTGGTTGTGTTCTACTCACTTAAATGATCCGCCTTTAATTTGAATATCTATAACTGGTTCAGGTTTAGATTTTTCCTTTTCATACAAATCAGACAGTAACTTAGCAATGTCATCACGTAGACCTCTTGCTTCATCTATTGGAATAACAATGTCTTTGGTCTTTTTACTCTCCGCTACTGACATTTTATCCAAGAAACGTCTTATATGTATCATAAGATATTTATCTGATTTTTCGCTTCGTCCTCAGTTTTATAGGGTCCTCTATACGGGTAACGCTGGATAAAGATGTATTTTGGACAAAAACTGACTTGTTCCGTACCATTTTGGTTCAAAATGTACCATCCGGCTGCATGATAACATTTACTCTTTTTAGACTTGGTAAATAGATGCAGTTTTCGCTTAATGTCGAAAATGCTATTATATGTCTTTGAAGTAGTAGGAAACTCTGGGTAGGGCAATTCGGCCTTAGTCTTATTAGACTTCATGGGCTGAAAACGTATGTTTACCCTACGCTGAATATCCTGAGTATTGTTAAAATGTGTCAAGTTTCCGTTAAGTTTAACTTCGTATCCTGACCCATCTGCAATAACATTACCTACTTTTCTGTCTCCGTCTGTTACGACCCAATATTGATTTTTAATGATTGGTTTAGCAATTAATGTAGTTGACATTTGCCCTCCGTTGTTTATTTAGTGTCATTTTCTTTAGTAAGTTCGGCGACCAATAGGAAATGGTCAAATGCTTTTTTGACAGCAGGATTAGCCATTAATTTTTCGGCCTCTTGTGTCATAGCCTTAATAGCAGCCTCAGCCGCATCCCTAGCAGCCGGACGAATAATTGGATAATCATCCTGCTTGAAACTTTCAGCAAGTTCACGCCATAGTTTTTGTTGATGTTCGGTGATAGGTTGTTTTTGCGGCCTAAGGTCTAGTGCCTTTCTAATAGCATCAGACACAGCATCCTCAGCAACACGACCAGCGGCAATCATAGCCGCATAGTTAGGGTCAATGTTATAGCGAATAGACTTGCCACCGGGATAACTCATAACAAGATGAGTACCTTTTGTAAAGGAATCTAGGAAGTCGCTGTCATATTCACTGACAGGTTTGTACCGTCGTCCTACTTTTTCATAATAAATCTTTTTCATTTCTGAAATTCTTCCCAAAATAATTCAGTATCTTTAACGTTGGCGATAGGTTTGAGCCAACCACGACCAATACACTCTGAAATTATTTGTTTGTATTCTTTTGGACATCCCAAACTAATCTCAAATCCTGCTCTAGGTGCCATAACTAATCCATCAATAATATTGAACTTTGGATCACCTTGTTTTATTGTTCGGATACTTGATTGCGTAATTGTAAACTTCATCGCTTGAGTTCCTCAACTACAAGTTGTTTGGCTCTAGCATCCAATTCTGCCTTTTCAACTTGAAGCATTTTAGGTGCTACAAACTGTAACCATTCTAATGCAGCCTTTTCACCCTTCTCAGTAAAGTGGTCATACTTACTATCGACCCCACTTTGGTAATACATTGTCTTATCTTTGAGTATTTCAAATAATCCTGCATATACTTGATTAGGAAGTAACTTGCTCATGTAATTGACCTTTATATGGGCTATTGAGCCATTTAGCATAAGCCTCAGCATTTTCAGATATTTTATTAAGTTCATATTTTCCACAGAAACGCATGAAGTGAACACCAACTTGCGGAGTAGTAGTAACTCGCACACCATTACGAATAGCATCATCGACCTTAACTTTAACGTCATCGGGTTGAGCAGTCAAGTCAATTAATGTACGGTTGCGTTCATAGCAATCACGCACACGTTGTTCTACACCCTCATGATCTACCCAACGTTGTAGCATCATGTTATTCCAATTAAAGCCTTGTTTGGTACGATCAGCAAAGGCTTCGACAAGACCAACTTTGTTCTTGCTGCCTTTCTCACGCACACCCGGGTAAGCACTGAACACATTGTCTGTTGCGTCACCACGCATGCACTTTTTGAATAGCAAGTATTGTGGGTCCTCAAGCAACTTATGTTCCTTAGTCTTTTTGTCAACTACAGGCTTACCGTTATCTTTGAAGTATCCCTGTAAGGTGATGAGTTCGTTGGATACACCATTGTATTGGAACACATTTTCAGCAATAAGCTGAACGTAATCAGTATCAGAAGAAATAATGTAATGCGTGTCATTTGGATGTAGATGTATAAAACGTGCAATCAAATCGTCTGCCTCAGCGTTGGGTTCACGCAATACAGACACATTAGTTTTCTCACGCAAAAATGTTGTAAACATTTCATACGTTTCCCAAAACATTTTGTTTTCTTCAATCTCTGCCTCAGTCATAGCAGATTCATCAAGTTTACGATTAGCCTTATAAGGCTTGTAGTAATCTTTGCGCCAACTGCGACCCTCAAGACAAAACACTACGTGGTCAATTTTATGGGTACGTACAATCTGATTGACACTTGCCAATGTCAGATGCAGTGCCATACCTATCTTTTCCCATGTATCGCTGTTGCGTGATGCAACATGACGGGCACGGAAGAAAGTATTAGCAGTATCGATAAGGGCGTAGTTCATTGAAATCCTGTAAAATAGTTGTGTATTTAATGCTAAGTATACTACTATATTGCATTAAATGTCAACGTAATTCGGGCGAATAACACTTTCAAACGAACAGATATATTTTGCTAGACTACCTGTAGGTCTTCCTCGAGGATTTAACCCAAATTTTAAAGCATTGCTTCCATCTTTAAATGGTTGATAAGCCTTATAAGGAACAAACAAAAAATGAACTTTATGGTAATTTTCACCCGGAACACATAGACAAATTCTTAACGGACCAATCTTGTTTCTAATACCACTTACTGAAGCCTCAAGTTTGCCATCTACTTTTCTATAGTATGTAGCAAATTTAGCATCCGTGTTATCTTCAAAGTCTCTATATCTGGCATTATGTTCAAGTAATCTAGTGTGATTTTTCATTGCCTTTTCTAAAACTTTTTCCCAAAAGAGTCCCTTATTGGTATCTGGTTGTTTGGCAATGGTTGACATAATATATGATCTAGTATCATGCGTTTTGTCATGATGAATATAGTCAACCAATTCATGTAGAAATTTCATTTAACTTACCTCTGACCTGCCGTTACCAATATCTTTACTTTGAATTACTCTAACATCGTTACGCTTACTAGGATCAGCATCTTCTTGTTCGTATATCTCTAACGCTATGTTGCGGCATACTGTTTGAAACCAACGATCTACAATCTCTGCATCTGTGTCTGTAGATTTAATTTTATACCCTGCTTTAGTTAAATTAATAACAAACTTGTCATTCCAATCTAATTCAAATGAACCGGTATTAATATTATTAGGATCAACATCAACCTTAAGAATAGCAATATAAGGTTCATTGTTAGCAGTAGCCTGCTCTTTGCTAGTTAATACTACTTCCTTTTTCTTACGTGGTTGCTTAGGTTTCTTTTCAACCTTAGGTTGTTCTATAGGCTTAGTAAAAGCAGGGTCGTTCTCTCCACTTAACCATTTCTTTAATTTATCAAACATATTTTATCCTCGTGACTTGTATCTATCATACAATGCAAAACTGGCTAGATTTTTAGCCTTGCTCTCGCACATTATATCAGCCCATGCGTTGTGTGTCAATGCCCAGTCATTACATGCATCGTTCCAGTAATAGTCACTATGGGCACGTAGTTTCTGTTTATTGTGACCACTCTCCATCAACGGAAGTAGAGAGGGGCGTTCGTGTCGGGTATGGCTTGTAAGTACATCTTCCCGAGATACGGAGTAGTGTATAGTAGGACGGACACCACGCCAACTATCAATAACCATTTTAACACGGTCGTCATTTGCTTCAATGTATTCTCCTGTTTTGATCCAATTGTGATGAATGTCGAGTACGATAGGAACCAGATCAGCCAATTCTAAGCACGAATCGAGACCCCAACTGATTTCTTCGTTTTCGATTGTGAGTCCATTTCTTGCTTCGGGGCTGAGTCGGTTGTAGGCTTTCCTGATGCCTTCGGGGCCGGCTCGACCCGAGATGTGGACATTGATTTTAATGTCCTGAAACGATTTACCATATCCCATGAAACGGGCCATATCTGCATGGTACTCAAACTCCTCGATACTCTTATTTACTACCTCTTCACGGTCGCTGGCAAGCACAACGAATTGATCGGGGTGAAATGATAGACGAACATCGTTGGCACGTGCAGTTTCACCGATAGGCGCCATCCAGTGTTCAAGTAGATTTTGAATGTATGGACTGTGCCAAAAGTCTTTGTATTCATCCATAGTGTAGAACGAAAACATATCGCTAGTAAGACGCAACATACGCAAAGGTTTGGGCAGTTCTGATACACGCTTAACAAGTGCATGAGTATTAAGAAT